TTCAAGATCATTAATCATATCTCTGATTTCAATAATCTTTTGAGCATATTCCTCTACTTCTGGAATGTCAACAGTAACATTGTTAGGATCGTCCCATAGCTTACTTGCTTCCGTTGGATCCGTAATGTCATACCATTCAATAAAATCTTCAGATTTAAAACGATCAAGCCGTCTTTGAAAGTCTGCAATGGATTCATGCAGCCGTGTTAATACTTCCTCATCACGTTCATAAACAAAAACTTTGAGTTGTGTGCCTTTGTATAAAACACAAACAGCACCCCAAGTTGCACCCATAATATCCATTTGCATCTGCAATTGTAATGGGCCACGATACAGTGGTAATTGATCTGCGCTTTCTACTTCGTGTGATGTCAGTTTAGCCTCAATCACACCTACGCCATCTAATTTAATCTTGTCTGCATTGACACAAATAATACCCTGTTCAATGTCCGTCATGATCTCAATACCATCACCATCGGCTGTGCCGTCAAGCGAGCAAGCCACTGCTGCCGTTTTGTGTTGGTAAGGTTCTGTATGGTCAAGTTTTAAGGCTGAAACCCCTAAGCGTCTTGCTGATTCCTCAAGGATAATGCTTTCTGTTAAATTCCCCCATGTCATTGCTTCATTGGTGATGTTCTCACGTTCTTTGCCATTAATGAATTCTGTTTTTTCTTTTAATAGTTCATTAACAGTTTTGTATCGAGACATCCCCATAAGTACAGGGAGTTCTGATGCTGATAATTGGTCGTCAGGTGTTAATTTGCCAACTGTTTGGCCTTGTATGGTCGCCATGTTTTGTATCCTTTCATAGATCTGATTGATTGAAATATTTGATTTACGTGGTGTTTTCTAAATGAATTGCCACGATACGTTTTGAGACCAAGCATATTTAACCTGGCAGCCATCTCTACTTGCTGAAGTTTGCCGTGTTGATTTATGCTTTCTAAGATCTCGATCATGCGCTTGTTGTAAGCATGCACATTTTGTTGGTATTGCTTTGCACCTTTTTGTTGTATTGCTGGCAATATCTTTGGCGGTGCGCCAAGTATAACGCCACGTGCTTTTGCAGCAGCTAATGCGTGCTTCGTGTTGCTGCTAATCTGCCGCCGTGTTTCCTCATTCAATACTGCTCGAATATGTAATTCAAACACAGAGGCTTTTGGTGTCTCGGCCACAATGAGCCTGTCTCCGATGTTCTTATCCTCTAAAAATGACGAAATGAACGAGACTGAACGAGTTAGCCTACATTGTTTTGCTACGATCAAATAGGCTTTAGGCTGATTCCTGAGTTCTGAAATCGCCATGTTGAGTTGCTCCCGATCATTGTTTTTGCCTGATTCAATATCGGTGTATTCAGACATCACCAATCCGCCGTGTTGAGTTACATACGCATTGATGATTGAGCGTTGAGCCTCTAAGCCAAGGCCTGATTCACCTTGCTTATTGGTCGACACTCGATAGTAAGCAATAAAATTTGCCATGTTGAGTTGCTCCTTTTCATAGGTTTTAATTTATTCAATAATGTTAGTTTCGATACATTCCTTATTAGTTTTCAAATAAACGGAATCGCCATAAGTAATGGCCTCGAAAGTAATATTATTCTTACAGATAACATCGGGCGGAATAGGGTACCAGGTTTCTAAAAAGTCAATGATAAGCGCTTGTACGCCTAGCCCGATAATTGCACCGAGAAAAATGCCAACTGCGCACCAACGTGCGCCGTAGCCTCTAGAATCAATTATTTTATGAGTCATGACCTACCCCCTAAGAATGATTTTAAAATGCACGCTATGACGCCAAAAAGGCCAATAGCGGCTAAAAGTATTAAATATAGGATTAGATTTTCAATCATAGTTTTTTACCTTTTTAAAGTTTAATTATTGTCACGGACTGCCTCGCGGCAGTTTCGTCTATTTAATTTAAGACTCATCAGCGTGACTTTTGTAGTTATCCTCAGCCCATGACACCCATTCTTTAAAATCTACCTCCGTGTCTGAAAACAAGTAGCTAAAATCTGGATCATCATTTATTAATGATATATATTCATTGTAAAGTCTATGATTTTTATAA